CCAACTCAATTTGTTTTTTCATATTGTCAATAATAGTAACCCATTGATCGTCTTTTTCTGCATCAATTACTATTTTACCAACATGCCTAGCATAAAAACGATTTAAGTATCTAGGTGCTACCATACCATTAGTACAAACTAATCTGTAAATAAATGGTTGGATAATTAAACTACCACCACCAACTTCTGAATTAGTAATAGTAATACCACCTTGAACTATATCGTCTTTTTCAACCTCTCCCTCAAGTTTTGGAAGAACTGCAGTAATATTTAAAGTATCTCTATCATAATGAGAATATTTTAAATCTGCATTCATATCCATTAACTTGTTTAAAGAGTGATTAGCAACCACATCATTATCAATTCTTTTATACCGATTTGACATAATTGCTCTGCACTGTTTAGAATCATTTTCAAATGTTCTAATCATTAACTCTTTATCTTTAGATTTATTAATCCAAAAATTTAAGTTATGGGCAACAAGATTTTGAGATACAGGCAAACATTTATTAATGTAATGTGTACCAATCTCTAATCTTCCACACAGTTGATTTAAAGAATGATCTGATAAGTTATGTGGTGATGTAGTTAAATGATCTACATCAATATTTGGATAAACACTATCAGATGCTTCTTTTATTGTTATGCTTTTTAAATTAACAAGATAATCTGTTTTATGTTTTTTATCTTCATTAATTCTTTCAAGCACCTCTTTTATATCATGACCTTTTTTCATGATTTCCTCCTAGTTATAATTAATGGGACTGCCATCTTCAGTTATTATCCATCACGATAATAAGACTAGCGAGTTATGATTCGCTAGTTTCGGCTATATTACCAACATTGATAATCTGACCTAATTGCTATTTTATTATTAGGTAATTTTTTTATTTTTGAAATACTTCCACCACCGCGAAAATATTCACACCAATAAGATATAGAAGATTCTAAATTTTTATCACAAATAATTGTGAAAGATTTATAATCTATATAATCTTTAAATATTGGACATTTTAATTTTGATGTACATTTATTTTCATCAAAACCACCAAAATTCCAATTATACATTTTAGAATTATCTAAATTTGGTTTTACAAAATATTCTTCAAATTGTAATTGTGTTAATTTAGAATTATTCTTATTTGTTGGTTCAAGTATATTTACTTGCATATTTACCTCTCTAGTTTTTCGTATTGGTTTATTAGCTAACAATCATCAGTATAACTTGCTAAAGGTTATAGAAACTAGGAAAGGAAAATTTATACGGCTAAAGAAACTAATCTAAAGCACTTGCCGTTTACCATTACTGAATTGACGGTTTTGGTTAAGGGATTTATCCTATATGGATAATCTAATACCTACCCAAACTACTAAAAATTATGGATTTGGACTCCAATAACTTTTTTACGGTATATAAAATACCAACTAAAACCGATTTTAAAGTTTTAGCGAAAAGGGACAAATTTACAAAACTTATTGGGAAAACTCCATTGGTTTTTTTCTGCAAAGGATTAAATCCTGAAACCAAAATTTGTAAATTTATGTTTTCGTAAGACATAGGTATTTATACGAAATACCATAAAAAACTAAATAGTTAATAATCCTTTAAAAATAAGGCTTTTCATTGAAAACATTATAAAACAATAAAAAACCATTGTTTTTATTAAAAACTAATAAATCAATAAAAAGACAAGTTTTTGATAAATTAATTCGTATATACTTTAGGTTTAATTTTTATAAGTTGCTATATATGAATCAATCGGTTATTTATAAAATTGAGGATTATAAAAATCATTTTAGCAATCCTCCCTTTCTAGTTAAAAAATGTGTGGGGAGTTTAACCGATTTCTCCCCATGCACAATCACACAGGAGAAACAATGACACAAGAAGCTAACAGCTTCAATCAAGCTATTGGAAATAAAATAAAAGATGCAAGATTGAAAGCTAAATTAACACAAACTAAACTTGCCAAACATTGCGATATAACTTTTCAGCAAGTTCAAAAATATGAAAAAGGTCTAAATGGTTGTAGTGCTTTTAGATTAAATCAAATATCTAAAAAACTAAAAGTGCCAATAACTTATTTTTATGAGTATGAAAAAATAGAAATAAAAGGAAATGGCATATACGTTAATTCAAAAGAGATTGAACAACCTTTAATTTTAACTAAAGAAATGGAAGTAAAAGATGATAAAAGTTCAAGTAGATAAAATATGGTTAGGCAAAGTAAGTGTAAGAGATTACATTTATAAAAAAGCATTAAGGAAAAAAGAATCGTTAGGCATTGTTCATGGTAAAGAATATATGTTTATTCCTTATGACGACTTAAAAAAAGCAAAACAATATACAGATGAAAGTTTTAAATCTAAATTTAATGATAAGAAATATAGACTTATTGATTTTGATTGGAAACCTTTTAAACCTGAAAATGTAAATCAAGGGAGATTGGTATGATACATATAGATACTTATAAAATTTTTTCTCTTGGCAAAACTTGGAAAAAAGGAAAAGAAGCTAAAGAAGAAACAATACAAAAAATGTTAACATCAAAAGAATGTATTTCAGGAAAACAATTTTTACAATTATTATCTGATGTTGATGACGCATGGCATCAGCACGAGGGAAAAAATATAGAAATTGAAGTTACATTTAGAGGAGTTACTAATGAGTGATGAAAATTTTTTAGATATTCCTAATAATGATATAACGCAACAGACTACACCTGAAGAACATTACTTTTCTAAATCAAAAAATCAATGGCTTATGGTTTCTGATATGTCAGATATGCATGTAAGGAGAGCATTTAAAAGATTATTGCGTATGATTAGATTAGAACAATTAGTAGAAGTTGATAATATTTCAAAACAAACAATTACAAAAGTTAAAATTTCTGAAGAATTAAATAGTATGAAAAAACATATTATAAAAATTGAGGAACTTAACAATGAATAATGGATTATGAAAAGCCAATTAGCTATATTGAATTTAAACTTAATAAAGAATTGGCTTATCAAGATACTTTTGAAAAAGATGATAAGATAAGAAAAGAATACGAAGAATATTTAGAAAGGTTAAAAAATGGACAAAAAAGAATGGATAGAACATTGTAAATGGGTAGATACTTTTAGAGGTAAAATTGTTGAAAAAAATTATGATTATGATGGGAATGGTTCAAAATCTAAAAAAGAAAAGAAAGATACGAAGAAAAAAAAGAATAGTTAGTGGTTATTATTTTGATGGTAATAAACTTAAGATCTATTATGAAAAAAGAAGATAAAAAAAGATTTGATCATTTAAGAGAATTAGGTTGTGTTGCTTGTGGTTCAAATAATGTAGTAATACACCATATTAGAAAACATACAGGATTATCTTTAAGACCAAGTCATGAAGATACAATTCCTTTATGTCCTAAACATCATAATATGGGAAATGAATCAGTACACCTTAATAAGAAGTTGTTTGAACAAAAATTTGGTACTGAAAAACAACTTTTAACAAAAACAAACATAGAAATAAATCAATTAGAAAGGAGATATTTATTTTATGATAAATAAAGAAACACTAAAAATAGAAGATATAAAAAATATAGAATCTATTATTGAAAAAAGTATTAAAAAAATTGTTCCGAAAATAACAGTTAATTTTTCAATAAATTCTGAATCTTTATATTTTAATGAAAAGGCTCAACAAATATCAGAAAAACAATTTAATGATATTATGTATGATATAGCTAATAAACAAAAATGGTATGGAGTTCCAAAGGTTTGGAAACCAACACAGGCAGAACCTTGGCAATTTTTTGTAGCACAATTTATAATGAGGTAATATGGAAACTAATAAATTTCATGCTTTACAATTATTTACAGATACATTTGCCGCTGAAACAGTACATTTAACAAATGAACAAATAGGAATATATATAAGATTATTATGTTTTTGTTGGACTAAAAATACCAAACCTTTTACAACTTCATCAGCTTATAGAATATGTCAATGTAGGTCAGATGAATGTGAAAAAATCGTAGATATGGTATTAGAAGAATTTTTTAAAATAGCTGGTGGTAATATTAAAGATTCTTGGACTCATAAAAGACTAACAGGAGAACATGAGTATTTAACAGCAAAATATAAAAGAAAATCAATAGCTGGGAAAAAAGGTGCTGATGCTAAATGGTCTGCCAATGGCAAAACAATGACACCTATACCTATACCTAAACCTATACCTAATAATAAATATAGCTCAATTTTTGAAGAACTTTGGAAAGGTTTAATTATTAAACGTGGTTCTAAATGGAAAGCATACCAAACATTTACAAAAGTTTGTGATGATATACCAAAAAAAGAAACAATTATTGATATATATAATAAACAAATGGAAGGTGTTGAGGACAAATTTGTGCCACATTTTAGCACATGGTTGAGTCAAAAAAGGTGGGAAATGGAAGAAATCGACCAAATAAAACAGGAGTCGCCTGTTAATTTACGTCAAAAAATGGAAAAATTAGGGTTTGATTTTAGACATAGTGAGGACAGATTTGATTACTTCAAAAAAGATGGAAAAGAGTATAAAATAGATAGATATGACAAAGACCATATAATACACAATGTTTAATGAAATCACTTTTAAGAATTTTCAAATATGCTAGAAGAAGAATTATAGCTTTATCTTTGGAAAATCGTAGATTAAAAGCGAGAATATTAATATTACAATCGGCGATTGAATCAGAGGTTGAAACAAAACATTAATGATTAAAAAGAAATCAAAATTTAGACATATTGCAATAGATAAAAAAAAATATTATTTTTATGAAATTAAATGGCTTGATATTTTAGGAGATTCGGGTCATGCTACATCTAAAGAATTTGATTTAATGCAACCAGCTCTTATGACAACAACAGGATATGTTTATAGTAAAGATAAAAAGCATTTAAAAACATTTTCAAGTTATGATGATAAAGAAGAATCATTTAGTGATAGAAATGTATTTCCTATTGGTGTAATAAAAGAAATGATTAAGATTAAAATATGAAACTTGAAGAAGTTAATATAAATTCTATTAAACCATATAAAAATAATCCTAGAGAAATATCAGCAGAAGCTGTTAAAAAAGTAAGAAATAGTATATCTGAATTTGGAAATAATCAACCAATAGTTATAGACCAAGATAATTATATTGTTGTAGGACATACTCGTTGGAAAGCTTTAAAAGAATTAAATAAAAAAACAGCATTTGTTATTAAAAAAGATTTTGAAAAAAACAAAGCCATTGCATATAGAATTATGGATAATAGGTCAGGACAAGAAACAAAATGGAATGAGGATTTGTTAATATCTGAATTAAATATATTAAAAGATGATAGTTTTGATTTAGATTTAACAGGATTTGATAAATTAGAATTAGATAAATATTTATCTGATAAAGAAGCATTAGAAGATAGTTCAGAAATAACCATACCAAATAAATGTGAGGTTATTATTGAATGTGAATCTGAAGAAAAACAACAAGAATTATATAATGAATTATCTGAAAGAGGATTAACTTGTCGAGTGTTAAATTTTTAAAAGAAACAGAATATAAACCAACATTCAGAACAGAACAAATATGTGGTATATATGATTTAGTTCCTGAAAAAAAACTTAAAAAAGAATTTGATTTTAATATAAATTTAAACTTTGATTGGCAAATTGGTTTAATTATAGGAACATCTGGTAGTGGTAAAACAAGTTTAGCTAAACAATTATTTAAAGATAATTATATAAGGTCTTTTAAATGGGATAATAATTCAGCATTTATAAATGAATTTCCAAAAGATATATCCATAAAAGAAATTTCCAAATGTTTAGCAAATGTAGGTTTTGCCAGTCCACCTTTATGGTTATTACCTTATTCAGCATTATCAACAGGACAACAATTTAGAGTGGATATAGTTAGGGCATTGTTACAAAATACAGATATGGTATGTTTTGATGAATTTACTTCGGTTGTTGATAGAGATGTGGCTAAAATTGGTAGTCATTGTGTTCAAAAATTTATTAGGAAAACAAAAAAACAATTTGTAGCAGTTTCATGCCATTATGATATTGTGGATTGGTTGCAACCTGATTGGATATTTGATGTAAATACAAACAAATTAACTAGGGGGTCAGCCAAGCGACCAGAAATTGACTTCAAAATATATCCAACAAGCATTAACTCATGGGGAATGTTTAGAAACTATCATTATTTGAATACTAATATACACCGTGCATCAAAATGTTTTATTGGATATATATGGAATAAGCCTGTTGCATTTGGGGCAGTTTTACAATTTCCACACCCACATATAAAAAAAGCTAAAAGAGAACATAGAATAGTTACTTTGCCTGATTATCAAGGTATTGGATTAGGTAATAGAATAAGTGAATTTTGTGGTAAATATTTTACTAAATTAGGTTATAGATATTATTCAGTAACATCACAACCATCAATGATTTATTCAAGAAATAAAAGTAAAAATTGGGTAATAAAAAGAAAATTATCTCATATTAAAGGCGATAATTCTAATTTAACAAAACATTTTAAAAAATCAGCAAGTAATAGAAGATTGACAGCCACCTTTTTATATATTAATTAATAAAAAAAGGACATAATGGCACGACCACTTAAAAAAATAGATACACAAGCTATAACAAAATTAGCACAATTACATTGCACTTTTGACGAAATTGCAGAGTTTTGTGATGTTTCTACAAAGACTTTACAAAGGAGATATGTCCACCTTATAAAAAAGGGGAGAGAGATGGGCAGAATTAGTTTAAGAAGAGCCCAATTTGAAAAAGCATTAGGTGGTAATGTAGTTATGCAAATATGGTTAGGAAAACAACATTTAGATCAAAGAGATAAAATAGAACAAACAAATTTCAATGAGCCATTGCCTTTAATTATTGAGGGAGAATCAACAACTCTTAATGGTAAGTCAAATGGAAAGCTAAATGGCAAAGAAAAAGGGTAATGTATATGGAAAGGTTATTGAGTACACTCGTACTGAAAATGGTACAAGTATAGGCAGACGTCCTAAAACTTCATCAATGAATAAGAACAAACGCAGATCATTTAAAAAATATAAAGGACAAGGAAAGTAGATATGGAAATAGGAAATAATATAAACTTAAAATTAAGATTAGAAAAAGAGAAGATAAAAGAAGAATTAGATCAAGTAAAGATTCAAAGAGATATAGTTTTAAGAAAATTAAATAAAGCATTAACGATAGCAAAAGATTTAAGAAAGTTAATAGAAAATGGGCATTAAACGAAATAATTTTTATCCTAATGGAGAGTTTATTCCATATCAAATGCCTCCAGACTTTAAACAAGCATTAGGTAAGGAAGCCTGTGGTAATTGTGGTATGTATTCGTTGCCTAGAAATTTTTGTGGTGTATATAAAACACAAGGAGTAAAGGATAATTTTATTTGTAATAAATGGCGAAAAAGACACTTCAAGAGATAGATATTTTAGCAAATCTTTATAATAAAACTAAAGATGATAAATACAAAATTAAATGGTATCAATTAATTAAGGAATTTTCTGATGGAATTAATAATACTAACAGATGGTGTATATCATCTAATAGAAGTAACCAAAGAAATGACAAAAAATATAGTTCTAGTTAATGATACAATAGACTGTTTTGATCTTTGTGATATTTTAAGAATTAAATTAAGCACCTATATGGAGCCACCTTTTAATCAGCATGTAATGAATAATGGTAGTGGTAGTTTAGTTGGTTGTATGTGTAGATAATTTATGATATTTATTATTTATGGCAAAATATAAAGGTAGAACTGTTAAATTAAACAAAATTCAAAGAGGCGATATTAAAAAATTTAAAGTCTTTGTAAAAGACAGGTAAAAGTTGGAGATAGTAAATGAAAGTTAGTGAAAATACATCGGTTGATATGCCGTTAAAAAACCTTTTATCTATTATAGCCGCAGTAGCAATAGGAGTATGGGCATACTTTGGTATTGTTGAAAGAATTAATAAATTAGAAACAGATAATACATTAATTCAAAAAGATTTAGAGGGAGCAGTAGAATTTTCTATTAAGTGGCCAAGAGGGGAATTAGGAACACTTCCAGCAGATAGTGAACAATTTTTACTAATAGAAAGTTTGTTAACTGATGTAGAAGATATACAAACAGAAATTAAGGAAAGCAGACATAATGCTACAAATATAACTAGACTGCAAAAAGATGTGGAAAGACTTTTAAACGAATTAGAAAAAATAAAAGATAAAGTGAGGAAAAATGGAAACAGTCATTAGTGGAGTAATAGTTTTATGTATGTTCTATCAAGGTGGCATAATTGAACATACTTATATTCAAGATCAAAAAATGAGTAGCTGTTTGAAAGCAAAAAGAACAGTCGAAAGATCAGTTAACCCTGAAAATGTTAGAATGGCTTGTGGGGAAGTAGATGCTATTATTGAAAAAGATGAATATAGCGAAAAAATGAGAGTAATTAAAATCATTAAGGATAAATATGGAAATTACGCAGATTAAAGCTGAAGATAAAACTTACGAAAATGAAACGCAAGAATCTATACAGTTAAAAAATATAATTGATTCTAAAGAAGCTGAAATTTTTGCTTATCAACAAAAACAAATGGCTTTATATGCAGAAGTTAAAAAATTAAAAAAAGAAAATGACGAATTAAAACTATTTAAGATTAAAGCAGTAGAAGAAGCTAAAAAAGAAGCTGATAGTTTGATGATTGATAAATGTTTAAAATACGAAAATGAAATTAAGGAAGTAAAAGAAGATAATAAGAAATTAGCAAAACAAATTACTGATTTAAAAGAGGAAGCAAAGGATATGTTATTGTATCCATAATTTTATGACACAGAGTATTATTATGATTGATTGGTTTATTAATAAGATTGGTAAAATATCTAGAAATATATTTCATTGGACATGGAGAGTCCAAACACACAGAAGATATTATAAGAACAGAAACAAAGAAAAATGAATTTTGTATTAACTATGCTTATTTGTTCTTATACAGCACAAGGTACAACTTGTTTGCCACCTATAAAGTTTGATATATTGTATAAAGATGGATATGACTGTATGGTTGATGGCTATACAAAATCACATGATAAATTTATTCAAATTGGAAGAGAAGAGGTTAACAAACATAAGATATTTATAAAATTTGGTTGCTATGAAGATTTCTCTAACAAGACCCCAGCATAAAGTAAGTCAATCTAATAAAAGATTTAGAGTATTAGTATCAGGTAGAAGATTTGGTAAGACCTATCTTTGTATAACTGAAATGATGAAGTATGCTACACAAGTTAAAAAGAATATATGGTATGTAGCACCAACCTTTAAAATGGCTAAAGAAATAGTATGGTCTAAATTAAAACAAATGCTATCTGACTTTAATTGGGTTGAAAATATAAATGAGTCTAGTTTACAAATTAAAATTAAAAAAACAGGAAGCACTATATCATTAAAAGGTTGTGAGAACTATGACTATTTAAGAGGTGTAGGAATAGACTTTTTAATATTAGATGAATTTGCTGACATTGATGAAAAGGCATGGACAGAAGTATTAAGAGCATCTATTGCTGATACCGAGGGCGATGTTTTAATGTGTGGTTCTCCTAAAGGATATGGTAATTGGTCTTATCGTATGTACGAAAAAGGCAAGTACGAACAAGAATGGGATAGCTTTCAATTTACTACATTACAAGGTGGGATAGTTTCAAAGGAAGAAATAGAACAAGCTAAACAAGATTTAGATGTAAGAACTTTTAGACAAGAGTTTGAGGGTACATTTGAAAATTATGCTGGTGCTGTATATTATAACTTTCATGCTGTTGATAATGTTAAAGTTAAAGAAATAGATTGGAAAAAACCTTTACACATAGGATTAGACTTCAATGTTGACCCCATGAGTGCTGCAGTAGCACAAATTGTTGATAAAGATAATATACATTTTGTTGATGAAATTATTATTTATTCAAGTAATACAGATGAAATGGTACAAGAAATAAGAGATAGATATGGAAGCAAACAAAGAATTTTTGTTTATCCTGATCCAGCTTGTAGGCAAAGAAAAACTTCTGCTGGTGGTAAAACTGATTTAACAATATTACAAAATGCTGGGTTTAATGTAAAATGTAAAATACGACACAGTCCCATTAGAGACAGAGTGAACGCAGTTAATTCAAGATTAAAGTCTGCTGATGGAAAACGATATATTTTTGTATCGCAATCTTGCAAAACTATGATAAAAGGTTTACAAAGACAGATATACAAGGAAAACACAAATATTCCTGATAAGGAAGAAGGTTATGATCACATGAATGATGCTATTGGATATTTAGTTGAAATAGTTAAACCACTAATAACAAATCCAACTTCATTTAAACCTCAAAGATGGAATATAAGGCAAAGATAATATGGCATATTCAAGAGAACAAGCATTAACCACCCACAAAGACTTCGATCAAAACATTAAAAATTGGGAGTATTATATTCGTTCTTATAATGGTGGCTATGATTATATGATGGGTCAATATCTAAATAGATATAATTTAGAATTAGATCAAGAGTTTAATCAAAGACTTGCTAACACACCTTGCGACAATCATTGTAAAAATATTATTCAAATTTATTCTTCATTTTTATTTAGAGTAAAAGCTAGTAGAGATTTTGGCAATATGTCTGATGAAGCTAGTTTAGAATCATTCTTAAAAGATGCTGATTTAGATGGTAATAATTTTACAAGTGTTATTAAACAAGCACAAAACTATTCCTCTATTTATGGACAGTGTTTTTTAATATTAGATAAACCAAAAATACAAACTGATACAAAAGCAGATGAACTTAATCAAGACATAAGACCATACCTTTCAATCGTTACACCTGAAAATGTTTTTGATTGGAATTATAAAAGATTATCTAATGGAAAATATGTTTTAGATTATTTAAAAATTAGGGAAGAAGTTGATAAAAACAATGGAACATATTTTAGATGTTGGCACGAAGATGTTGTTGATACTATTTATGTTGAAGATGGTGGAACTGAACCTGTTTTGATAGATACTGCCGATAATCAGATTGGCAAAATACCAGCAGTTATTTTATACAATGCAAAGTCACACAAACGAGGCATTGGTCAATCTGACCTTACAGATATTGCTGATTTACAAAAATCAATTTATAATGAATTTAGTGAAATAGAACAATTAATAAGATTAACAAACCACCCATCATTAGTCAAAACAAATGGAGTAAATGCTAGTGCTGGTGCTGGTGCTGTTATTGAAATGCCTGAAGAAATGGAACCAAATTTAAAACCATATTTATTACAACCATCAGGACAAAATTTAACTTCAATAATGGACTCAATAACTAAAAAAGTTGAATCAATTAATAGAATAGCACATACAGGAGCAGTAAGAACTACAAAAACACAAGTATCAAGTGGAATAGCTTTACAAACTGAATTTGAATTACTTAATGCTAGACTATCTGAAAAAGCTGATAACCTACAATTAGCTGAAGAACAAATATTTAAGATATACGCAGAATACCAAAACGCAAACTTTGATGGAGAAATAAATTATCCTGATTCATTTAACATAAGAGATTATGCTAGTGATTTAGTATTCTATCAACAAGCTAAAGCAGTTAATGTACCATCAATAACTTTAAATAAAGAAATAGACAAAGAAATAGCAAGAGCAGTAGTTGATGATGATGAAAAACTAGGAGATATATTTGATGAGATAGACGCCAATAAAGAAGTTGGACAATTTACCCAAGAAGAACCTCAACAAGAAGATCAAGAGGTAGAGGAAGAAGAAGTTTAATGAATGTCAGATATTATTCAAGATTTTGCAGATTACAGAATTAGGTCTATTGAATTAGCCGAAGCCAAATATTACGAATCCTTAATTAAAACTTTAGATAACATTGAAAAGCAAATCACAAGTCTTGCTGGTAGAACATTACCCACAGATGATTTAGGTAGATTGTTTGATTTAAAAATAGCAGTATCAATGCAACCAAAGATTAGAAGTATTCTAGAAAAGGAATATTTAGCTTGGAGTGATACAGTTGTAAGAGAGGGATTTAATAAACAAGCTAAAAGAATTGAAAAAGCATTTAAAGGAATAAAGGTACAAAAAAGATTTCAACAATTAACTAATGCTGATTTAACATTAATAACTAATTTAAAAAGACAATCATTTACTCAATTTAAAGATGTATCTAATACTATGACTAGAAGATTAACTGAAAAAATATACCAAGCTACATTAACGAGTGTAGAATTTGTAGAATTAGAAAAGGATTTAAGACAAACTATTAATGGCATTTATGCTAGAGCAGATGATAAGCAAGTTAATAAGTTGGTAAATAGTATTAAAAAAGATGAAGTTAAACTTAAAAAGGTTAGAAGAAACTCTATTGCTGGAAAGCAATTAAGGCAAAAATTAGACAAAAATATTCAAGTATTACAATCTAAATTTGCTAGTGATCGTGCTGGGGAAAATATGAAACGATATGCTGGGCAGATATTAAATGATTCATTAAGAGAATTTGACGCACAACTTAACCTTGCAAAGTCCAAAGATGCTGGGTTAACATATATCAAATACCAAGGGTCAAATATAGCTACTACTAGAGATTTTTGTAGACTTGTAAGAGGTGGTAGTTATGATATACGAAAGAATGGACTATTCACAATTGATGAAGTCAAACGACTATGGAGTAGTAGAGGTTGGAAAGGCAAGAAGTCTGGAAACCCTTTAATAGTTCGTGGTGGTTATAATTGCCGTCATCAATGGAGCTATGTCAATCCTGATTGGTATGACAATAGTGGTAAACTTATAATGTAAAGGAGAAAACATGTCTGAAGAAAATAAAACTGTTGAACCAGCAGAACAAAATGTTCAAGCTACAACAGAAGTCAAAGAAGAAGTAAAAGAACAACCAAAAGCAAATTCTTTTACACAAGAACAGCTAGATAATATAATTAAACAAAGATTAGAAGCTGAAAAAAGAAAACACGATAAGCAATTAGAAGAAATCAAGAAAATAGATGAAGAAGCACTTAAAGAAAAAGAAATTAAGGAAGCTAAATCTAAAGCTGAACTTGAAAAGCTAATGCAAGAAAGAATATCAGAAAAAAATACTGAAATTCTTAAATACAAAACTGAAATTAAGAAAGAAAGAATTGATAATTCAGTCTTATCTGTTGCTTCTAAAATGAATGCTATTAACCCTCAACAAGTTGTTGATCTACTAAAAACAGATATAAAGCTTAATGACGATAATCGTATAGAAATACTTGATAATAATTCTAATATTAGGTATAACGATAAAGGAGAACTACTTACGATTGAACAAAGAGTAAAAGAGTTTTTAGATGCTAACCCACATTTCTCGCAAGGGTCTAAGTCTGGTACAGGGAGTCAGAGTAGCATTGAGGGGAAAACTGTAAAACCTTTTAATATTCAGGAATTAGATATGAGTAAGCCAGAAGATCGTTCTAAATATGCAGAGTATCGCAAAGAACGAGATTCAAAACCTACTCAAATTAACTTAAACAAATAAATAATATAGGATAAAAACAATGGCAAACGAAACAACATCGTCAACACTCTCGGAATTATATACTGAGATTGTTGCAGAAGCATTATTCGTAGCAAGTGAAAGATCAGTAATGAGACCACTTGTAAAGAACTATGCTATCGCTGGTGGTGGGAAGTCAGTTGAAGTTCCAATCTATGCAACAGTAAGTGCTGCGGCAGTATCGGAAGCATCTGATTTATCTAACACAGCAATCAATCCAAGTTCAGTTACAATAACTGCATCTGAAAA